TCACGGATCGACGGTGGGGACGAGGTTGAGTTTGATCACCGGGTCGTAGACGCTGGTGTGGTCGTAGGCAATGACGTGGTACTTAAGGGAGGGGTTGAGGTTTTGCACTTCCCAGTTGCCGTCTTCGTCGGCCCATGTCCACGTAACGGAAGATTCGCTGTTCGGGAATACGTGCCCGTGGGCGTTGCTTACCGCAGAAACAATCTGCACACGGCGCCTGATCGGCACGTCGGGACTTCCGGCGATTTTTGTCGAGCCAAACAACCTCCCAGGGAGTGGTTCGGGCACAATGCGCATGGCGCCGTAAAATCTCATGAGACTACCTCCACGGCCCGGTTACGTCGAACGCAACCGAGCCATACTGGTCGACCGCTCCTACGGAGTAGCCGACAATCCTGCGACCGCTGAATGGCCCGCTCCCGTCGAACGGTTCTGTTGCGGTGTTTGCGAACGCGCGGTGCATGGGTTCGAGCAACCCCGGCAAAAACCCCCGGAACACTGCAGTTTGCATGCCATCCGACACGAAAACAGGCTGGCGCAAAACAGCGCCCGCTCCGCTCACCATATTAGTGTTATTTCCAAACGGGCGGGCCCCCTGAACGGACCACTGCACCCCCACTCTGTACCAAGGCTCTGAGCGCGTGGTTTGATTGGCGCGGCGGGCCAGATAAACCCCTAGTGTGCTCGACGGGGTTAAAAACCCGGCATTGAACCCTGGATATACTGTGTTGGGGTAAGTCTCAGACCCCGCAATAATGCAGTTATACCGATCCCCCGGGACAAAGGTTTCAAAGTCGCCAAAGGCCCCCACTGTGGGGTTCGCAGTGTTGTATGTGGCTTGGTAGAAATACACCAGCGACCCGTCCGCAAAAAGCGCCCATCGTTTTGCGATTGCGTCTGCAGCGTTGCTTTTCGCCCACGTAACCCCCTCTACGAGTTGTGCGAAGGTGGGGAAAGGGCCTTCACCTTCTAGGGCGCTCGACATGTTCTCATAGCCTCGCAAGCGCGCGTTGCGACCATTGCTGTCGTTTACCTGCAGGTAAAGTTGCGTACTTGCCGGATCGGCGGACTGGTAGACCCCAATTTGGATGTCGCTAAACGGCTTCAACCACCCGGCAGAGGCGCGTTTGACTGAGGCGCCCGTAACCGTTCCGTCTGCAACGCCGGGACAGTCAAACGTGAAGGACGCGGATTGCGCTTCCCCGATGCGCCGTAACCGGTCACTGAGCGGCGTTCTTTGCCCGCCCGCGCCCACGCGGAACAATCCCTCCCACATTCATCAGGGAGGAGCCGGCAGTGACCAGGGCGACAGCGACCAACAACAAGTGGCGGCGGCGTAGCCGCCAGGAGTGGGAAACCGTCTTTGCGCGGTTTGCCGCGAGCGGCCTGGGGATCGAGCCGTTCTGCGCCCGCGAGGGGCTCAGCGAGTCGAGCTTCCGGCGCTGGCGTAGCCTGCTGGGCGAGCCGAGTACGCAGCCTGCCGCGCTGGCGATGGAGGCCACTGGCTTCGTCGACGCCGGCACGCTCAAACTCGGCGGCACGGGTCGCCTCGAACTGCGGCTCGACCTGGGCGACGGCGTGATCCTTCACCTGTCGCGCGGCTGATGTTCTTCCCCGAAGGCGCGGTCCGGGTCCATGTCTATGGCCGCCCGGTCGACATGCGCAAATCCTTCGACGGCCTGTACGCGCTCACACGCCAGGCGCTCGGCTGCGATCCGCTGTCGGGCGAGCTGTTCGTGTTCATCAACCGACGCGGCACGCAGATGAAGGTGCTGTACTGGGATCGCACCGGATTCTGCGTGTGGGCCAAGCGTCTCGAGCAGGGGCGCTTCGTGTCGAACTGGGCGCAGGTCCGCACGCGCCAGATGGACTGGACCGGGCTCAAACTCTTGCTCGAAGGCATCGAGCCGGCCCGCACCAAGCGCCGTTTCCAACTGCCCGCAAACGCCGTGCAACCCGCATGAATGCTGGGTTCTGCGGTAAAATACGCGCCATGCCCGCGCCGCACTGCACCCCCGTTCCGACCCTTGCCGAGGCCGCCCAGTGGGCGCCCGAGCGCATCGTCGAGATGGCGCAGGCGAACGTCGCCTTGCAGCGCGACATGGATGCGATGCGGCTCGAGTTTGCGGCACTCAAGCATCAGCTTGAGTGGTTCCGCCGCCAGCTCTTTGGCCAGAAGAGCGAGAAGCGCGTGGTGTCACCCGACACCACGCAGATGTATCTGGGCGAGTTGCCGATCCCCGACACACAGCCCGATGTCCCCGGCAAGACCGTGGCGGGACACACCCGTCGTGCGTCGCGCACCGACTTCACCCAGAGCAAGGACGACTCGGCGCTGTTCTTCGACGAGACGCGCGTCCCGGTCGAGACGATCACGCTCGCCAACCCCGAGACCGAGGGCCTCACCGCCGAACAGTTCGAGGTGATCGGCGAGAAGGTGAGCCATCGCCTGGCGCAGCGCCCGGGCAGCTACGTGATCCTCAAGTACGTACGCCCGGTCATCAAGCGCCGCGACACGCAGACGATCCACTGCCCGGCGGCCCCCGCCGGGGTGATCGACGGTAGCCGCGCCGACGTGAGCTTCATCGCCGGGCTCATCACCGACAAGTTCTGCTACCACCAGCCGCTGTACCGCCAGCATCAGCGGCTCGGGGACAACGGCATCCGGGTCTCGCGCCCGTGGCTCACGCAGCTCACCCACGCGGCGCTCGCGCTGCTCGAGCCGGTCTTTACGGCCCAGCTCGACTCGATCCGCGCAAGTCGCATCAAGGCGATGGACGAGACCCCGATCAAGGCCGGGCGCGCCGGCCCGGGGAAGATGAAGGGCGGCTACTTCTGGCCGGTGTATGGCGAGCGCGACGAAATCTGCTTCGCCTATCACGAGGGGCGTAGTGGCAAACACATTGCGCAGACCCTGGGGACCGACCCACCGCCCGAGGGGGCGGTGCTGCTCACCGACGGCTACGCGGCCTACGAACGTTACGCACAAAAATGCGGGCTCACGCGCGCGCAATGCTGGGCGCACTCGAGAAGAAAATTCTTCGAGGCCCAGTCGATCGAGCCCGAACGGGCGACGCAGGCATTGGAGATGATCGGCCAGCTCTACGCGGTAGAGCAGCACATCCGTGAGGCACAACTCATCGGCGAGGCACGCCGCGCATACCGGCTCGCCCAGGCCAAGCCGATGGTCGACCGGTTCTTCGACTGGGTCGACGCCCAGTTCGAATCCCAGGGGCTACTGCCGAGCTCACCGCTGACCACTGCCCTGGCCTACGTGCGTGAGCGCCGGGCCGCCCTCGAGGTCTACCTCGCCGACCCCGAGGTGCCGATCGACACCAACCACCTCGAGCGGGCGCTACGCGTAGTGCCGATGGGCCGCCGCAACTGGCTCTTCTGCTGGACCGAGGTCGGCGCGAAATACGTGGGGATCGCGCAGAGCCTGATCGCCACCTGTCGCCTGCACGACATCGACCCCTATGCCTATCTGGTCGATGTGCTCCAGCGCGTCGGCCAGCACCCTGCCGCCGATGTCGCGCAACTCACCCCAAGGCTGTGGAAGCAACACTTCGCGGCCAATCCGCTTCGATCCGATCTCCACCCGCGCTCGAAGTAGGCAAGAACGCCGCTCGGTTACCGCTTACGCTGCAGCAATCTCCGAGGTGGCGCAAACGAAAGAGGGGCTGCGTGTAAAGTTCCACGACAAGCGCGCGGCGCTGGTCGACGTGGGTCGCCATTTAGGAATGTTCAAGGACAAGGTGGAGCACACCGGCAAGGACGGAGGGCCGATCCAGTCGGAGTCTGTCACGAAGGTGGTGATCGTGCCTGCGAAGATCCCCGCGGTCGTGGAGACGAAGCCACTTCAGCGGGACGACCAAGACTGAGATGGGCGCGCAAGAGGAAATCTGGAGGCCGACCGAGCGACAGTCGGCCTTCCTGTCCTGCGACGATTTCGAGGTGCTGTACGGCGGAGCGGCTGGTGGGGGAAAGTCCGATGCGTTGTTGATCGACGCGCTGTGCCTGCAGCACGAGGGGCCGGACAACCCGCACCACCGTGCCATCCTCTTTCGGCGGTCGTTTCCGGAACTGCGCGACCTGATTGACAGGTCGCGGGAAATCTATCCGCTCATTGTGCCTGGGGCGACGTACCACACCGGTGACAAGATCTGGACGTTCCCGAGTGGCGCGAAGATCGAATTCGGCTACCTGCAAAACGACAGCGACCGGTTGAAGTATCGCGGACGGGCCTGGAACTACATCGGCTTCGACGAGCTGACGCTATGGGCCACGCCGGTTTGCTACCTCTACCTGTTCTCGCGCTGCCGCAGCACCGACAAGACGCTGCCGCGCTACATCCGGGCCACAACGAACCCCGATGGGCCGGGGCAGAAGTGGGTGATGGAGCGCTGGGGCATCCAGCAGGATGGACGGGAGACGAACATCCCCGTCGATGTGGTCGATGACGAAGTCGGCGTAATCACGACCCTGCGCCGTCGGTTCATTCCGGCGAGGCTATCCGACAACCCGCACTTGGCTGGCACAGGCTACCGTGAGGCGCTGCTGCAGATGGAGCCCGAAGAGCGCGAAGCGCTGCTGAAAGGGCTGTGGAAAGGCAGCAAGGTCAAGGGGGCTTACTACCTCAACGAGATGCAGAAGCTGAGGGCGAACGGGCGCATTCGCCGCGTGCCGTATCAGCCGGGCGTGCCGGTGAACACCTTCTGGGATCTGGGGCGGAACGACACGACCGCGATCTGGTTTCACCAGTTTGTGGCTGGCGAGCATCGCTTCATCCATGCCTACGAGAACAGCGGCGAGGCGTTGGACCACTATGCGAGCTACCTGCTCAGCCGCGGCTACGTCTATGGAACGCACCATCTCCCGCACGACGCAGGCTATGAGCGGCTGACCAAGGCCACGGAAGATGCCGTGACGTTCGAGCAGATGCTGTCCGAGCTCCTGCCTAGCCATCGGTTCAATGTCATTCCCCGGATCGTGGATGTGAACGTCGGCATTCAGCAGACCCGGATGAAGATGGCCGGCAACGTCTATATCGATGAGACCGAGTGCGCGGACGGCATTGCGGCTCTGGACAACTACAAGAAGCGGTACAGCGAGAAGCTTGACGTGTTCCTGGATGAGCCATTGCACGACCGATATTCGAACTACGCCGATGCGTGGAGGCAGTGGGGGCAGCTCGATCAGCCGGCTGCGCGCGGCAGTTCGCCGAATAGGCGGCGTTCCAGCGGGAGCTGGCGCACGGCCTGAAATGCTGGCTGGCCGAACACAATCGCCCCTGTTTGCAACATCAAGGGGCTGCCATGGCGGTCATGATTGGAGGCGCCAAAGCCTGGAAGGTGCGCCAGCACGGCGACATCGGCGTGTCGTTCCAGTGGATCAACGAAGAGCCGGCGATGGTGCTTTTCCCCGCGCGTCGCTCGATTGCCGGCGCAGGGGCTTACGTAATCTGCCTCTCCGCCGCCTTCCGTTACGCCGACTCGAAAACCGGTGCGCCGACGGAGTACCTGATCCGCCAGGCTGTAGCCGCGGCGTCGCAGCTTGGGTTCGCGCGGACCGATACCTTTGCTGCGCGCAAGATCGCCGGGGTGATCGTCGACAGCCTCCCTGACCTGGTTGCGATGCCGCCTGAGCCGACCGGGCTCAACGCGCAGGAGCAAGCCGCCGTCGGCGAGCTTGCAATCAAGCTGGACGGGCAGACGATCGCCGAGCGTGAGGTCTCTGCCCCGACGATGGACGAGCTGGTGACCCTGCAATGAACGGGTTCGAGAATGTCCGGGCATCGAGCCCGTTCGATGATCCGACTCGGATGGGCGGCACGGCGAAGGTTGTCGCCGCAAAGCCCAAGCGCAGGCATAACCTCGACAGCGAGGAAATGAAGGCGCGCTTCACGAAGCTGCGCGAGTGGTTCGATCAAGAGAGTCAGCGCCAGGCGGCAAACCGCTTTCAGATGGCGCTCGACTGCGACTACTACGACGGCCTGCAGTGGTCCGAAGACGACGCCCAGGTGCTGCTTGACCGAAACCAGGCGCCGCTCGTGTTCAACGAGATCAAGCCGACGATCGACTGGATGATCGGTACCGAGCGCCGCACGCGGATCGACTACAAGGTTCTGGGGCGAGAGAAGAGCGACAACGATTCCGCGCTCGCCAAGACGCAACTCCTGAAGTACCTCGATGACACCAACAAGGCCCGCTTTCATCGGTCGCATGCCTTTGCGGATTCCCTTCGGGCTGGCGTGGGGTGGCTGGAGATCGGCCTTCGCGGCGACCCGACCGAAGAGATGCTGTTTGTGCGTGCCGAGTCGTGGCGCAATATGCTTTACGACAGCAACGACGCCACGCTGGATCTGTCCGAGGCGCGCTACGTGTTCCGCTGGAAGTGGCTCGATCAGGACGTGGCAGAGGCCTACTTCCCTGATCGTAAGCACATCATCCGGCAGGCGGTAACTGATGGCGTGTCGATCACCGCAGAGGACGATGACGAGATCTGGTATCTGGGCGCCCGCGTGACTGCACCCGGCCAGGATTATGCCGGGGCAAGCGTGGGCCGCTACTCGCCGATCGACCATGCCGCGCTTGCATGGTCACGTCGTGCTCGCGTGAAGATGATCGAGTGCTGGTATCGACAGCCTGTGCTGCGTCGCAAGTTCGCCGGCGGGGATCTCGTTGGCGAGGTGTTCGACGGCAAGAACCCGGATCACGTCGAGGCGCTTCAGGCCGGTTACGGGCTCTTCGACAAGCTCGAGATGGAGATTCGCTGCGCCATCTTCACATCGGCCGGGATGGTGTGGGAGGGCGCATCGCCGTTCCGTCACGGCAAGTTCCCGTTCGTGCCGGTGTGGTGCTACCGCCGGCAGCGCGACAACGCGCCCTATGGCGCCATCCGCCAGCTGCGAGACCCGCAGGACGACATGAACAAGCGCCACTCGAAGGCGCAATGGATCCTGTCGACCAACCAGGTCGAGATGGAAGAGGGCGCGGTCGATGACATCGAGGAACTGCGCGCCGAGGTTGCGCGCCCGGACGGCATCATCATCAAGAATCGCGGTCGGGAGCTGAAGATCAACCGCGACGCGCAGCTCGCCGAGGAGCAGCTGCTACTGATGGATCGTGACGCGGCGCACATCCGCAACGCGGCGGGCGTGACCGCAGAGAACCTTGGGCGCGACACGAACGCCAGGAGCGGCAAGGCGATCCTCGCCAAACAGGAGCAAGGCAGCGTTGTCACCGCAGAGGTCTTCGACAACCTCCGCCTGGCGATGCAGCTCGCTGGCGAGATCGAGCTCGCGTGCATCGAGCAGTTCTACTCGGCGCCGAAGGTGATCCGCATCCTGGGCGAGCGCGGTGCGTCGAAGTACGAGCAGATCAACCGGTTCGACCCCGACACCGGCGAGATCCTCAATGACGTGACCGCCTCGCATGCGGACTTTGTCATCAGCGAGCAGGACTACCGATCGTCCCTGCGCGAGGCGATGTTCGAGAGTCTCTTCGACATCGTGGGCCGGCTTGCGCAGATGAATCCGCAGGTGGCGCTCAACCTACTGGACCTCGTAGTCGAGATGGCCGATCTGCCGGGGCGCGACGAGCTCGTGGCGCGGATCCGGAAGATCAACGGCCAGCGCGACCCGGATGCCGACCCCACGCCCGAGGAGACGCAGGCCGACCAGCAAGCTGCAGCACAGCAGGCTGAGGCGAAACAGCTCGAGCTTGATCGCGCACGCGCCGAGCTCGACCAGATCAAGGCTAAGACCCGCGACATCGTTGCAGCGGCGCTGGAGAAGGGCATCAAGGCGGGCTACGCCTCGATGCAGGCCGGACAGGTGATTGCGACCATGCCGGCTGTGGCGCCGATCGCGGATGAGCTGATGCGCGCGTTCGGCTATCAGCCGCCGACGCCCGCTGGCCACGACCCGAATTTCCCTGTTCCCGCCGGCGCGACCGCGCCGCAGGTCGAGTTCCCGACCAACACCAGCCCGATGTTCCCGGCTGCGCCCTCGTCTCCCGGCGTGGGCGCCATGGAGGGCATCGAGACCCAGCGCGCCGACGGCGTGCAGCCCAGCCAGACAGGAGCATGAGAAATGGCGAAGAAAGGAACCAACGTGATGGTCGTATCGAATGACGACTGGCAGGCAAAGAACGATCTCGACACGATGATGGAATACGAGCGCATCTGCAAAGACCCGAAGCGGAAGGCCAAGGTTCAGGCGCTCGCCAAGCAGAAAATGATGGCAATGGCTGCGGTAGTGGCCGAAGCCGACGAAGACTGACCCACACCACGGAGCAAGAGCACCATGCCCAAGCAAGACGATTTTGAAGCCGACGAACTGGCCGGCCTGTCCGATGACGAGCGCGCGGCGCTGGAAGACAGCGACGACGAGGCCGAAATCCTGAAGAACATCGCTGACGACGAAGGCGAAGGCGAGGAATCCGACGACGGACAGGACGACGAAGCGGAAGACGCTGAGGACGAGGGCGAGGACGAGAGCGAAGAAGGCGAGCAGGATACGGGTGAAGAGACCGTCGACGATGCGCCCGCCAAGCCTGCGCCGACCGTTCACAATGAAGCGCCCCCCGAGTTCCAGCCGCAATTCACGGCCGCGGTTCCCGAGGATCTTGCCGCGCGCCTCGAAGGCGTGAATCAGCGCTTCGGCGAGCTGCAGCAGAAGCTGGAGGACGGCGAGATCTCGGTCGCCGACTACGTCGTGCAGAACCAGGCGCTGGTTGATGAGCGCATGGCGCTGAAGTTGGCCGAGGAGCAGGCGAAGTGGGCGGCCAGCCAGAACGCGGCGCAGCGCGAGCAGCGCTGGAAGTGGGAGGTCGAGCGCTTCTATTCCGGGGAATCGGCGGCGATCTACAAGGATCCCATCCTCAAGGCCGCGCTTGATGTGGCCGTTCGCCAGCTCGACGCTGATCCAGCGAATGCCAAGCGCTCCGACGCATGGATTCTGGAGGAGGCCGACCGCCAGGTGCGCGAACGAATGAATCTCGGCTCGACGCAGCGGCAGAGCCGGGATCGCAAGGGCGGCAAGCAGCCCGACCTGTCGAACCTGCCCAAGACGCTGGCCAACCTGCCGGCTGCCGAGCTCTCGGAGACTGGTGCCGACGAGTTCGCCTACTTGGAGAAGCTTGCCGACAAGGATCCGATGGCCTACGAGGCGGCGCTGCGCAAGCTGACACCCGAGCAGGAAGCGCGCTATCTGGGGGTGGCCTGACCGTGAGCATGAAAGTCGACCTCCGCGTGGGCGAGGCGCTGCGCCTCGATGGCGGCCGCATTGTCGTCACGCTGCTGGAGAAGTCGGGCCAGCGGGCGCGCATCAGCGTGGAGGCCGACGATTCGGTGAAGATCCAGTTGCCACGGAGCGCGCAAGTCTGCGGGCTCGACGACGCTCGCGGTGCTGAAAATGCTGGCTGGCACGATATAACCAGCCTGCAGGGCCTGCAGCGTCAGGCCTCGTAGAAACGGGTGCGCAAGAGTGCGCCTTGGATTGAGGTATTTCCAAGGAGATTCTGATGCCTCGTACTGTCGTGGGTGCTGGCGACCCGAAAGCCGTCAAGAAGTACTCCGCCTTCCTGGCGGTCGACACCAGCCGCAAGAGCTATTTCAACAAGAAGTTCATGGGCGTGGGCGAGGAAGCCCAGACGCCCCTGCAGACCCTGCCGCACCTCGAGAACGACGCCGGCGACCAGATCAGCTACGACCTGGTGATGCAGCTCAAGATGAAGCCGGTCCAGGGCGACAACATCCTGCGCGGCAAGGAAGAGGATCTGAAGTTCTACACGGACTCCCTCTACATCGACCAACTGCGCGGCGGCGTGAACACGGGCGGAAAGATGACCCGCAAGCGCACCATTCACGATCTGCGCAAGATCGCCCGGGTGCGCCAGTCGGACTGGTGGGCGCGCCTCTTCGACGAGACCCTGTTCATCTACCTGTCGGGCGCACGCGGGATCAATCCGGACTACATCGAAGACACCGACTTCGCCGGCTACGCGGGCAACCCGCTGACCGCTCCGGACGCGCAGCACCTGATGTACGGCGGTGACGCGAACAGCAAGGGCTCGCTCGATGCCGGCGACAAGATGTCGCTCAAGCTCATCGACCGAGCCGTGGCGCGCGCCGAGGTCATGGGCGGTGGCACGACCGGCATTCCCGCGATCCAGCCCGTGATGATCGACGGTGAAGAGCACTTCGCGCTCGTCATGCACCCCTGGTGCGAGTTCGACCTGCGTACCGACACCGGTACCGGCGGCTGGCTCGACATCCAGAAGGCGATCGCCACTAGCGATGGGCGCAACAGCCCGATCATGAAGGGCGGCCTGGGCATGCACAACAACGTGATCCTGCACAAGCACAAGGGGGTGATCCGCTTCTCGGACTACGGCGTGGGCACCGTAGCTGCCGCTCGGAACCTGTTCATGGGCCGCCAAGCCGGTGTGGTGGCCTTCGGTTCGCCCGGGACTGGACTGCGCTTCGACTGGAACGAAGAAGTCGAAGACCGCGGCAACCAAGTCGTCATCACCACGGCCAGCATTTTCGGCGTGAAGAAGTCGCGCTTCACGATCGAGGGTAACAGCTACGACTTCGGCGCGATCGCGCTCGACGTCGCGTGCGCGGATCCCAGCTAACCCGGCCCAGACCTGAAGGAGAAACGAGATGGCCCTGAAGCAATCCGCTCACGCCCGTGGCGTGATCCCCACCCCGGTGGCGACTGCCTGCGAAGTGGTCGCCTGCCGCGCGTCTTTCACCCTGACCGGCGACCTGGCCGTCGGCGACATCGTTGAAATGATGAACCTGCCGGCTGGCCACGTGCCGGTCGACGTCCTCTTCGACGGCGATGCGATGGGCGCGGGCACGGTCTCCGTCGGTTTGCTGAACGCCGACAAGAGCGATCTGGATACCGCGGCCTCAGGCGGTGCCGCATGGCTCACCGGCGGTGCAGTGACCACCGCGGCCGGTCTGCGTGCCGATTCGGCGGGTCTGCGCGCCATGTCGCGCTGCGCCCCGAGCCAGTCGGCGAACCGTCCGATCGGCATCAAGATCGCGACCGACACCACCGCGACCAGCGGCACCATCGGTCTGACCCTGCTGTACCGCTCGGCGTAATGCCGTGAGAAGCCCGCCCCTGCGCTGATGCCGGGGCGGGCTTTGTTCGTGCGAGGACACCATGAAAATCCGCTGCATCATCCGCCGGAAAGCGGGCTCCAGCCAGACGATCGAAGGCGTGACGTACCGCTGGAACGACCAGAACGATCACGTCTGCGAGGTCGCCAACGACGCGCACGCCGAGAAGCTCCTCGCGCATCCCGAGAGCTGGGTGGCCGAGGGGGCCGTCGAGACAGGCGAGGAGGGCGCGCAGACCGCTGAGAAGCCGACTCGTGGCCGTCGTCGCAAGCAGGAAGCCGAGGCGAGCGAGGAGGGCGCGCAGTAATGCAGCTCGACGAGCTCATTCGGCGCGGCCGGCTCGTGACGCATGACTCTGTCGTGCCGTACTTCGCCGCCGACGACGACTGGCGCGACTGGCTCAACGAGGCGCAGGACGAGGCCGCGATCCGCGGACGCTTGATCGAAGACGAGGCCATCGAGGTCGATGTCGTCGCGGGTGAGCCGCTGGCCGAGTATCCGGCCTACATCTGGGCTGTGCAGCGGGTGTTCTTCGCTGGCCGCCGACTGCAGCTCGTCGATCGCGAGATGTTGGACGCCGCGGAGGGCGAGCAGTGGGAGTCAGCGACCGGGCAGCCGATCGCCTGCTACGAGGTCTCCGGGAAGCTGCGCCTCTACCCGATCCCGGACTCGAGCGGCACTGCGCGCGTTGCGGGCTTCTGTGTGCCACGCCATCCGATGGCGGCAGGCTCCGACGAGCCCGGCCTGCCGGCGCGCACGCACCTGAAGCTCCTGAACTTCGCGCTCTCCCAGTACTACAGCCGCCAGGATGCCGACTCGTTCGACCCGAACAAGGCGGCGCAGTACGCAGCGGCGTTCGAGGCCGACTTCGGCCCGCTGGTCGACGAGAAAGCCATGCGCAGGAAGCGCATCAACGTGCGGCGCTTCGTCGCAGGAGCGTGGTTCTGATGCCTGAATCTGACATCAACGTCGTCATCACCCGCCTGGGGCTCCTCTCGGACGACGTCGGCGAGCTGAAGGAGACATTGCGCCAGATCGCCAGTGCGGTGACGCGCCTCGCTCTCGTGGAAGAGCGCCAGTCGCAGACCAATGAGGCGCTGGGCCGCGCCTTCAAGCAGATCGACAAGATCGACGGCAAGCTGACCTCCATAGAGCAGCGCGTTGCCGCGATCGAAAAGGAGATGCCGGGCCAGCGGCAAACCTCCTCGTGGGTCGTTGCATTCGTGCTTGCGAGCGCTGCGACGGCGTTCATGTTCATTGCGCACAAGGCAGGGCTTAAGTGATGACCAAGCAGCTTCCCCGCGGTATCCGCAACAACAACCCGGGCAACGTCGAGCGCGGCAAGGACCGCTGGCTGGGCATGAGCGCTGACCAGTCGGCCGACACGCGATTCCTCGTCTTCGATACCCCCGAGGCTGGCATCCGTGCGCTTATGCGGATTCTCATCAACTACCAGGAGCGGCACGACATCAAGACGCTGCGCGATGCGATCAACCGCTGGGCGCCACCGGGCGAGAACAACAGCAGCGCCTACGTGCAACACGTCTCTCGTTTGACGGGGCTCGACCCGGACGAGCCGCTGGACTTCCTCGACCGGGAGATCAACATTGCGCTGGCCCGCGCCATCGTGCGACACGAGAACGGCGAGCCTACGGTGTACGGCCGTAAGGAATGGTACGGCGACGACGTGTTCGACCGTGCCGCGGTGATGGCTGGCTTCGAACCGACGTCGAAACCCCTCGTGAAGTCGCGCACCGTCGCTGGTGCCGTCATCGCCGCCGCGGGCGCAGCAGTAGGCGTCGCAGTCGGCGCGCCGGAGACGGCCGAGGTCGCCGCAGGGCTGCCGATCACTGCCGAGGATGTGACGGTTATCGCGGGCGTGCTGACCCCGCTGCTGGGCGTCTCGATCCTTCAGTACCTGTCGCCGATCGCCACCCTGGCCGGCGTGGCGCTGACTATCTACGCGCGGTGGGACGACGCCCGGAGAAAGCTGCGGTGAGCTACCAGGAACTCCCGATGTCCTGTCGTCAGTGCGCGCATCGACACAGTCAGTACATCTACCCGGACTGGTCTCACAAGTGCCTCAAAGTCAAACCGATGGTTGAGGTGTGCGCGTGGAAAACCGCCCGACACCCCAACTTCGAGGAGCAACACCGTGCCGGCGTCCGTGACGAAACTTGACGACTGGAAGGCTTCGCGCACGCGCCCAGCGGTAATCGACTACTGCCGCTGGAACGAAGCGGTCGAAGCGGCACTAAGGGCCAACGTCGATGCGGCTTTTACGCTGACCTTCCTCTGGCCGCGCATCCTGCTGCGCACGTATTTCGGAATGTGAGGGAAAGTAAATGGAACGACGGAATGATTACGGAATCAACACGCAGTTTGAGCGAGATACGCTGCGCATTGGTGAGATTATCCTCGGGGACGGTGAGCGACAACTCGTTACCGCCACAAGGGGCCCGGGCGGGAGGATTGTGAAATCAATCGGACTCCCGCGGCCGGAGATGGGCGTCGGCGCTGTGATTTACGCACAACGCCAGCATCCTGGCTATCTGCCCGCCAACGGCGCGGTTTATACGCGCGCCGCGTACCCCGAGCTGCGCGAGGCAATCGGGACGGTGCCAGACGGCATCGGGACGTGGTCCGCCCGCACGCCCGCGGCGGACTTGCAGTGGAACAGCGTTGCATGGTCGCCCGCGTTGGGTTTGTTTTGTGCGGTCGCAGCAAACGGCACAAACAACGGCGTCATGACGAGCCCGGATGGGATCACCTGGACTGCGCGCACACCCACGGCGAACAATGCGTGGCGCGATGTCGTTTGGGCGCCCGAGCTGGGCTTGTTTTGCGCGGTAGCGAGTTCGGGCACCGGCAACCGTGTGATGACCAGCCCGGACGGCATAAATTGGACCGCCCGCAACGGCTCGACAGAGAGCGCGTGGTTTGCGATCACGTGGTCGCCCGCGCGGAGACTGTTTTGCGCTGTAGCCGCATCGGGCACTACCAGCCGCCTGATGACCAGCCCGGACGGCATAAATTGGACGGCGAGCACTGCGGGGCTCGCCAACGAGTGGCGGGACGTCGCATGGTCGCCCGAGTTGGGCTTGTTCTGCGCAGTGGCCAGCACGGGCACCGGCAACCGCGTCATGACGAGCCCGGACGGCGTAAACTGGACCGCCCGAGCCAGCGCAGCAGACAATGAGTGGCGCGGCATTGTCTGGGCGCCCGCTCTGGGGTTATTTTGTGCGGTGGCGTCCACGGGCACAAACCGCGTCATGACGAGCCCGGACGGCGTAAACTGGACCGCCCTACTGAGTGCGGCCGAGAACCAATGGCGTTGTATCGAGTGGTCACCGGAGCTGGGGTTGTTTTGTGCTGTAGCCAGTACAGGTACAGGTAACGGCGTGATGACCAGCCCGGACGGGCTCAATTGGCTCGTCCGCACGCCCGCGGCAAATAACCAGTGGTTCGGCATCGCGTGGTCGCCCGCGTTGGGGCGGTTCTGCGCAGTGGCCAGCACGGGCACCGGCAACGGCGTGATGACGTGCTCGCCGGCTGCAACGTATAACGCGGCCACGCAATTCAAACTGCCCGATCTGCCCGCGGCGATCAGCGGACACGCGCGCCCCTTCATCTACGCAGGACGCTGACATCATGCAGACCATTATCCAGACTGATTCCGCGCTCGTGTGGACCGGCGCAGTGGCAGAAATCGAAGACCACGCAGGCATCCCAGAGGGGTGGGTTGCTGTCCCCGATGCGCCCGCGCCGGGCGAGGGCGAGTACGCTATGGTCGTGGGCAACGGCCGGGTTGAGGTGCTCAGTGGTCCGCGCCCGTCGCCGTATGTCGAAAAAGTCACTCGCAGGCAGTTTTTGCAGGGGCTGACTCGGTTGGGTTTGCGCGGGCCGGTTTCCGCTTGGCGCGCGGGGCTCGATCCCGCCGACCCCGCGGAGCAGGATTTGATCGACTGGTACGACGCGAGCCTGCATTTCGAGCGCGCAAATCCGCATCTGATTGCGATGTCCGGTACGTTCGGCCTGGCCGCCGCGCAGGTCGATGCGGCGTTTGCAATGATGTCGGAGCTGTGACGTGTCGCTCGTCCAGCTCGCGGCGTATCGCCCGCATCGCTGGTCGGATATCGGCGGGCGCATCATCGCGGCCTGGACGCGCGGCCCGTATTCGCACTGCGAGATCATCATCGACGGACTGTGCTACTCGTCGAGCATTCGAGATGGGGGTGTGCGAGTAAAACGCATCGAGACGTCTGCGCCGCACTGGACTGTCACCCCCGTCCCGTGGGCCGACGCGCGCCACGCGCTGGCTGTCTATCGCAGCATGCAGGGGCTCCCCTACGGCTGGGATGACCTATTCGCGCAGCATGTGCTGCGGCTGCCGATCACAGGCCGCGGGGTCCTCTGCTCGGAGTTGTGCGCAGCAATGCTCGGGCTACCGAGGCCGGAGTCGTATCACCCCAACGGGCTCGTGGAGTACGTCCATGCTCGAGCTGCACTTACGATATAATCCACTCACGCGTGACGGCGATTGATCGGAGTGCGGCGGCGGAACGTCCGCTACAATGTTTTTGGAGCATTTGCTCCGAAGGAGCGACCAAAGTGACGGCTGTGACGATCCCGAGGCGAGAGCTTGAGTGGCTGATGGACTGTAGCGAAATCCAAATGGGCGACGGCGATACGGCTCGCGCCATCGCCGAGCGATGGCTCGACGGGAGGTCTGCGATCGACATCATCAATGCCCAACAACGACGGATGGGCTATCAAGAGTTATCGGCTGACGATAGCAGCCGAATCTGACCCGGCGGGCTGCGGCACGGCCATGTCGGGCCTCTCGGCGAGCGGCACCGTGGCGCCGACCCACTTCATAAGCTCCGACCTGATCTAATCCCCCTCGCGCGCCGACTCCCCACCAAGCGCCCGTCAAGCCATGAACTTCATCGCATCCACACTCGGCCGGTTCTTTCCGAAACATCGGACGCTGGCCGAGTGGGCGAAGACATACTCGCTGGTCGTGCAGGCCAAGCCCATTCAGGCCAAGACGAAGCAGAACCGGGCAAGCCATATTCGGCGCATCGTGAATCAGCTCGGGGACCGGCGCATTGGATCGCTACGCGCGCACGACTTCGCGGCATACATCAACGAGATCGCAGCGAAGCACCCTCATCTCGCCCGGAGGATGTTGATTGAGGCGCGAGACATGCTGCGTGAGGCCGTGGCTTACGGTTGGATCGACAGAGATCCGACTCTTGGCGTCAAGACCCCACGCGTGAAAGTGGCGCGCGCTCGACTTACGCTTGCACAGTGGCAGGCCATGTACCGCTGGTCTGTCGAACACCAGCCGCCGTGGGTGCCACATATGCTGGCTCTAGCTCTCGTCACCGGGCAGCGCAGGGGAGATCTGCGCAAGATGAAGTTCTCTGACGTGTGGGCGGGGCTGCTGCACGTCGTCCAGCAGAAGACGGGGGAGCGCATCGCAATCCCATTGTCGTTGCGCCTGGGCGCGCTGGATCTGTCCGTCGGCGAGGTTGTTGACGCATGCCGCAGCTACGCACCTCTCGTGGATACAGACGAAGCTCTGCTGTTGCGCAAGACGACTGGCGCAGCCCCAGTAGGGGCAAGCATGAGTTGGCGTTTCGAACAAGCGAGGGAGTGCGCCCTGGGTGCTCACGACGACGCGGACAGTAGTCCGGCCAGCTTGCATGAATGCCGCTCCCTCTCGGCGAGGCTATATGACGCTCAAGGGATCGCTGACATCCAGACGTTGCTTGGCCATACCGATGCAGCAATGACCGCGCTGTACAAAGACGACAGAGGGCTGGATCGGCGCAGCGGAAAGTGGCGCGAGGTGGCTGTTTGAGGGGCCTGAACAGCCGCATCAGGACGCGGTGCTGACTCGCACTCTACACTGCGCGGAGCACTGAGACCTCTATGACTGCAAAGCCCACAGCCCCTCTCGGCCCCTTCGCCGGCATGAACAACCGTCTGCCCGATCACGCGCTCAACATTGTCGAGCGTGGTCGGAAGGTTGGCGACTACCTGCGCAACGCGGTGAATGTGGATCTGACGGACGCAGGCACGCTGCAACGCCGTAAAGGTTCGACGCGCGTACATCCGGGGTCGGACTGTCACAGCTTGTGGTCGGAGGGCGGTAAGGCGTTTTTTGTCGACGGTGGCGCGATCAAAGCGCTGCCATCAGGCAACACCGTGCGGTCTGGCCTGGCGTACGGCAGGCCCGTGTCGTGGTGCCGCTTGCCAGACGACAAAGTGGCCTGGTCGAACGGCGCGGAGCTCGGCGTCATCGAACGGGGCGTGAGCGCAGCGCCGCCGGTCACGCCGAATCCGGCACCGACGGTCACGACCTCTGCCGGAGGCTCGCTTCGTGCAGGCAGCTACCAGATTGCGGTCACGGCGTTGGACACGGAAGGGCGTGAGTCCGGCGCTACTTGGCCCGTGCAGGTTCAGGCGCCCGAGAACGGTCGAATCGAGGTGTCTGGCCTCCCTGGTACACCAGTGAACATCTACGTGTCCCCGCTCAACGGGGACACGCTGTATCACGCGATAACGACCAGCGCCTCGAGCTTCGTGTTTCCGCTGATACCCGCGCTGGGTCGCCAGCTCGACACGATCGGCCTCGTGCCGCTGCCGCCCGGAAGGATCGTGCGGTATTACAACGGGCGCCTGCTGACTGCAGACGCGAATCAGCTCTGCTACTCCGAGCCGTACGCACACTGGCTCTACAACCCGTTGCGTAACCGTATTCCGATTGAGGGCCTGACGCTGGTCGAACCCGTCGATGGTGGGCTGTACTTGGCGACCGCAGACAAGACGTGGTGGTTGTCGGGCGCCGATGTGGATCAGCCGGAGCGCCTGGTCGAGATCCTGCCCTATGGCGCGGTGCTCGGGTCATCGGCCCGGTCGGACAACAGCACAAGCGTCATGTGGTTCAGCGCGCGAGGCCTCGTAGTTGGAGGGGCTCAGGGGCAGGTCAAAAATCTCCAGGAGGACGCACTTGCGGTTCGTCCTGGGCGAAAAGGCGCAGCACTGCTGCGCGAAGAAGACGGGATGCGACAAGTGATCTCGTCTGTGTTCGGCGCCGAAGATACGCGCGCCGCAGCAAGGAGTTTCATGGTGGCAGAGATCGTGCGAAAGGAGAGCATGCTGTGATCGATCCGACGAAAGTTGGCTTCACATATCGACTCGACGTGCTCGACCGGCGTACCGGCGAGGTGTTGAGTTCGGAAACCGTCCACAACTTGATGCCCGAAACCGGCATTCATCATGCCCTGGATGTGCTGCTGAACGGTGCGTCTCAGGTCACTCAGTGGTACCTGCTGCCCTTCGGGAACAACTACACCCCTCAACCCTCGGACACCGCCGCGACGTTCCCGGCTTTGGCGGGCGAGATCACGACGTATGCAGGCGCGACCCGCCCTGCGGTCGTAACCGGCGCCGCGTCTGGCGGTACCGTCACGAACGACGCCAATCGCGTGGAGCTGAACTTCCCGGCGGTTACGACGGTGCAGGGTGCCGCGCTCATCTCGACGCCGACCAAGGGCGCGGCTGCTGGCATCTTGCTGTCGGCCGTGAAGTTCGCATCTCCGAAAGTCGTGGATCCTGAATCTATCCTGCGCGTGCTCGTTGGTATCGAGTTCGCGTCCCTCTCGTAAAAGGACAAACTCATGACACTGAAGGCTTCTACCGGCCTGCGCAACGCGTTGTTGGCCACCGGTTCGCTCAAAGCCACCCTCGACGGCGGGCGGATCGACATCTACGGCGGGTCCGTTCCGGCAACTGCCGATGCCGCGGTTGGCTCTGCCGTGCTCTTGTGCTCGATCACAGCGAGCGGGACCGGCACTGGCGTCACGTTCAGTGACACGCCTGCGGGGGGCACGCTCTCCAAGGCAAGCGGGGAGGTGTGGTCGGGCGTCAATGCGGCGTCTGGCACGGCAACTTTTTGCCGTCACGTCCTTCTCGCGGACGACGGCACGGAATCTGCGACTGCGCCGCGCCTGCAGGGTACGGTCGGCGTCGCCGGTGCCTTCCTGAACCTCTCGAGTACGACATTGACGGCGGGCGCTCCGCAGTCGATCGACTACTACACCGTGGCCCTGCCGACGCTGTGATCGACATCCACGTACTGACTCACTCCGGCACTCGAGATGATTGGCTGGAGCAGTGTCTGTCCTCGATGCGTGACCAACCTTGCACGGTACATGTCGTGTCGGGCGAGGAGGGTCACATCGGGCAGGGCAGGGCTGCAGGGTTTTCCCTGGGTGAGCACCCGTACGTGGGTTACGTCGATTCAGATGATTACGTTTTGCCAGGGGCGATGGCGGCCTGCTTGAGCGCACTCATTCACCACGCTGCGGTGTGCACGGATGAGATTGCGACGGTCGGCGACGTAGAGGTGGCGCAGCACTCGCTGCATCATCTCTACGTCGCTCGCCGAGAAGCTGTGCTGCCGTTGCTCCCTTCCATCGCCCGGCTGAACCACCACCCAGAAGCGGTGCTCCGATATCACCTTCGTCCAGCACGCGTGAAGATGCTGGGCTACGTGTGGCGGCTGGACGGCACACAGAGCCGGCTGAAAATCCGCAAGGATTTGACCACCGAAGCCCGGGTATTGCGGGAACTTCGACGCGCGGAGATGCAGTAATGCCCACCATCGTCCACAACCCGAGTCAGTATTTCGGAGCCTTTCGAGACACGATCGTCGTGAGAGGGCAGGCCGGGGCCTTCGAGTTTGTACTCCCTCCGACGCCTACTGGGTTTGGCTGCTTCGGTCTGTCCGATGCAGGGTACTTGTGCGTGGGTAGCGGGGCAGAGGGTGGGCCGAACCGTATCGTGGTCACGGACGACTTCGTGACCTACCAGGACACCGCTTCCGTCCTGTACAGCGACTACAACTATGCGGACATGCCCACCTACTCGTTTCAAGGACACGATGGTCTGTACGCGGTGTCGCCGTGGGGGCGTGCCTACAAGGCCACCGACGGGCGAACCTTCTCTCTGGTGTCGGACGAGTTTGATCGCCTTGCGTATTGCAACGGGATCTACCTGATCGACAGCGACTACACGCTCAAGGTATCCACAGATGCGGCGTCCTGGGTAACCGTGTCGCCCGAACCAGGCCAACACGTTGCGACGTTTCGAAACGGGACCGAGACTGGTGTTGTCACCTACGGAGCGGCTTGGTCTGTCTCTTCGTCGGGTGCGGCGATCAAGATCGCAGACAAGCCTCTGGAAGCTGGGGACATCCGGCTGGGGTTCTATTCCACGGCCAACCTCGACCACACGTATGTTCTGGCTGACCCAGACCCCGACTTTGATCCTCCTCTCCCTGCAGGGCTGCGCCTATACCGCGTCGATAGTGCAGGGTTCACATTGGCTCACGTTATAGACGGGCTTTCACTAGCCTCTGGTCCAGCCTACTACGTGGATGGCTTTCTCTACCTTTCCGTGTTCAACAGCGAGTGGGTGCCCTGGATCTACGAGATTGACCCGGTCTCTGGCACAGCCAACCCGGTGCTGGAAATCACGGCCTACCTCGGCGGGACAGCGTCATTCATGGTGCTGCCGGGAGGGGAGATTCCCGTTCAGCTCTTCTGGACCAGCTTCAATCTGACATATGAAATACCCTAAGCTGTGGAACGGCACATCCCCTCTCGGCGAGGCGCTGGTTCGCTCTCTGCAGCGGGTTCGCTCGCCGTTCCTCAGCGCGAAGGCTGGGGATGTTCACGCGAACAAGATGGGTGGCCGGTCGGAGGTGTTTCAGGGAGACGAGCAAGAGTTGTTCTCCTCTGGGACCGTTGTTCGTACGAAAGAGGGGGTTGAGGTTGTTGCGGACCTCATGAGGGGGTTGAAACTGAAAGACGTCGTAGCTACGCCCGCCCGTCGCATAGTCGGATGGCACGTAGGTAGGAATCGATTCTTGCAGAGCGCTACATGGAATATTCAACAATCTGATGTCAACGGCCTTCGGCTGTTCGAGATGGGGGCACTGCTCCGCTTCAGAAAAGGTCGCGGATCTTCGCCTTACGTCGATGCCACGGCCCAAGGCGTCGTCGCTGTCCCAACGGGGTGGGCTACCGAGCACCCTGGCTTTGGCTTGGACTTTTTCGGGTTTGACCACGATGGTGGTAGTAGAGGGGCGTTCATGTTTACGTGGCCCCACTCAACCGCTCGAGACCCATTGAACAACCCGGTTGTTCGCCCAGCTATTCGTATCGTCAACTTCGACACGGAAGCCGCAGAGGTGGAGGCGTTCCTACCGCGAGAGTCATCAACAGCGCAAAGCCAGTTCATAGTCCCTGCGTTCACATCGGTGACACCCCGTCGAAAAGTAGCGCTCGTGGCATCGTATGCATTCACAAGGGTCGAGCCGACCGTAGCTGTAGATGCCCAGGCTTTCATGTACGTGAGTGACGACGAAGGGCAGAGCTGGACAATAGTAGAGGTATTGTCCCTGTTTGCAGACAAGTTGGCAGACAATGCGACTGCACGAGTTGGCGAAGATGCTAGGTATGCAGAGCCGATTAACCATTCGATCCGTGGCTTGGCGGATGCAGATTGGCTGGTGTTTACTCCGCAGCATTTTGTAGCGTTGGTGGTAATTTTTACAGGAAACAGCGCTAGGTGGGTGCCCGACTGGCTACACCTAGCCTTGCGTACGACAGACGCGGGCGATACGTGGACGGCACATGTGATGCCACCTATTCCTGGGCTCCCAGACGCTCCTGCCGTCGTGCAACCCAACAGCTGTGTGGTGCTAGGCGGACTTCGTGCCATAGCTAAGCGGCGCCCATTCGGACGGGGCAGCGTTGCAGGCATGACCCCGAATGCATCGTTCGTCCGCACAGAGGACGGGGGGATTTCATGGTCTGTTATCTCCCCCACTGGGCTGCCGTCCCTGCAAGTGCACGACCTTGGAGAGTTCACTGTCACGCGCCCGTATGTAAATGCCGCGGACCAAGGGGAAATACTGATCACTGCTTGGGACGAAGGGCGCAAGGCGTACACGATCTATCGGTCTGTGGACTCAGGGGAATCTTGGCTTTTTAAGGCATCTCTTGGTAAATCAAACAGACGGGAAGGCCGGCTCGACGAGATAGGTAGCGTGCAAGACAACGAGGCGTTGCCCGTGAGCTTCAACGGCGTTCGGTGGGTCGGACCTGCAAAGCGCCCTCGCCCAGCGAGTGAAGTAGCGCCGTGGCGGTATGACGCCGAAAGGGAGGCATGATGGGCAACACACTTCACAAGGTCTCGCGGCGGCGCTACGTACCCGGCACACCAGGCGTGCCCGCCTATGCCGGGCAACCGTATATCCCCGCCGGCTACGTCGTCGTGTCCGAGCGGGTCTGCACGCGCAGTGCGGACGAAGGCGCGGCCCTCGCCGCTGGCTGGACACGAGAGTATGTCGTATCTGGGGGGTTGTCTTCAGGCAGCGGCACAGGGCGGTGGATCTGGGTGTCTCCGTCGGGTGCTACAAGCGTTCAGATTCCATACACCTACTCATGCCGGACGTACTCGTACACTGTGTTCCGGCCGGGGCAGCCATTCATCCCACCGAGAGCAGCGATTCCGCCGACGGCGGCGCACATCACGGAGGACTTCCAGCTCGGCTGGACCGGTCGTGCGCGATCCCGCAAGACGGTCATCGGTGGGGTCCGCACCTCGTTCCAAGTGTCGAGGTCGGCTGTCGGGGCAGTGGTTGGGTTGAACACAGGCTACTCCCCGACCGGGTACCGGGATATCCGGTTCGCTTTCTACCTGAGCAACGGGATCGCACGCGTGATGCAGCGCGGCGAGGTCGTGCATACGATCGGTGCCTACGTAGAAGGGGCTGTGTTCCGCATCGACCGTGCAGCGGGCAAGGTTCGTTACTACATCAACGACACGTTGGTCTACGAGAGCTCGAACAGCGCTGAGCCGATGCACCTGGACGCCGCGCTCTACTCAGCCGGCGACACGGTCGACAACCCATCTCTGACAGCGCTGACCGAAGGGGGCGGGGCGTTCCTACCCCTGTCAGGCATTGCATCGAACTACTTGCTGAGTGCAGCGCAAGGAGCGCTGTCGGCATTGACCGGCTCGGCCGGTGTAGCCAACAGCGCGTACGGTTCGCTTGCGGCCTTCACGGGTCTGGCATCCAATTATGCCTATGCGTCTGCACAAGGGAGCCTGAGCCCTCTCGAGGGTATCGCTGATGCAGGAGACCTGGTGCCGAGCTACGCGCTGGCAGACGGGGTCGTGTCGATGCTGACCGGCAGCGCGACCGGCCAGACCGGGACCGTTGGCACTGGAGAGGGCGCCCTTTTGGGGCTGCTGGGTCAGGCATCCGATCGCCCGTACGGTGCGGCCAGCGGCGTTTTGCAGCCTCTTCGCGGATTTGCGGACGGGCAGGAGGGTGCGGATAGCGCATCGATGTACGAAGCGGTCCGAGTAAAGGCTTCGGCGCGCGCACCTCTGGTCATCGGGGTGTCGGTTTCGTCCAACATGCGAGCGGTCACGGTCCTGGTGATTGCCAAACAGACGGACGCATCTGCGCTGTCGTTTGCGACGGTGCTCACAACACTGGCCAGTTCATCCACCCACGCGGCGACGGTGTGGACCGTACTCGGAGGTGGGCACATAGACGCAGACTCGGGGCCCCCTTCTGATGTGTGGGTGACCAACATGGGGTCTGGAGGCTCGACCCGGTACGAGGGGTTCTCGTTCAACAGCTTTGCCAAGATCGGTCAGGATTACTACGGTTGCCGAGACGACGGGGTGTATCTCCTTGAGGGGGATACCGACGCCGGAGAGGCGATCCAGGCGATGGTGAGCTTTGGGAAGCAGGACTTCGGCACCTCGGTGCGCAAGCGCATCACGAATGCGTACGTCGGTGTGAGCGGAGAGGGGAAACTGTTCTTGAAGGTGTTGGCGGACGGGGCAGAGTATGTGTATGCCGCGCGCAATTACGACGAGCGTTTGCAAATGCAGCGCATCGACACCGGTAAAGGTTTGTGCATGAGCTGGCTGGAGTTTGAGCTGTACAACGCAGACGGGGAGGACTTCGAGCTGGCGTCCGTCGAGTTCGCGGTCATACCCACGTCGAGGAGGATTTAACAATGAGCGCAGAGGCTTTTGTCGGGCAGGTAATCAGTCAGGCGCTGGCGGTAGCCGCCCAGAAGTCGAATGAAGCGTCGAGCTTCGCAAACCAGGCGGTGTCTGCATCGTCGGGCTTCGCGTCGTTCTCGCCACAGTCGATCGTCTTCAACCCCGGCAACATTGAGCCGGTCGTGTCGATTCCCCGGTCAGCCGCGGGCGTGGATAGTGCGCTGTACAACTCGACGTACGGCCAGGTCGTAGGAGACTTGACCGCCAAGTTCAGCCAGTTCTTCACTGACTACTTTCCGAACGAGTGCGATTACCTGACCGCAGCCCAGCGCAGCCTGTGCGACATGCTCAACGGCGGGCGAGCGATCCCGCTGCACGTCGAAGATCAGATCTGGCAGCGGGACCGCTCGCGGGTGCTGAACGAAGTTGGCCGAGTGCAGCAGGAGATCATAGCGGGGTCCGCTGCACGAGGCTTCCCGCTGCCGAGCGGTGCGGCGCAGCACGCGATGCATATGGCCCAGCAAGACGCACAAAACAAGATCGCGCAACAGTCGCGCGACGTCGCAATTAAGCACGTCGATATTCTCATCGACAACATCAAGTTCGCCGTGCAGAACGCGCTGGACTATCGAATCAAAGGGATCCAGGCGGCAGGGGATTACATCAAGACCATCGCTCTCGGCCCTGAACTTGCGACGCGGCTGGCTACCTCCGCGGCAGGCGCGCAGGCGCAGCTCATCAGCGCAGCAAGCCAGTATTACCGCAATCGTATCTCCGTCGAGGAGCTCAAGTTGGAGGTCGCAAAGTTCAACGCGGACGCTCGCAACGACGTAGGGATGAACGACGTTCGGGAGTTCTCGAATCGGCTGCGAGCGAGAGCGGAAACATTGGCCGCGGCAGCCCGTGCGGCAGGGGACCAAGCTGCGGCAGCACTCAACGCCGTGCACGCGTCTGCGCAGGTTGCGGTGCAAGGGGAGGCGAATTGATGCTGGCTGGCTGCCTATCATCGCGGCAATAACACCGAAGGATTCGAGATGGCGACAAACACTGATGAACTGCGCCGGCGACTGCCTGACCGGGCGTCCGGGATGGGCAGCTACGCTCCTTCCCAGCTAGGGCAGCCTGAGCCGGCGCAGCGCAATCCGACGCCGATGACAGACAGGGTGACGGGCGCGCTAAAGCACGCATTCCTGTACAACTCGGACGCCGACGCGATTCGGCAGCGCAACGCGGCGCCGGCCGCACCCGCCCGCCCGCCTGTCGCACCCGCCCGCCCGCCTGTCGCATCCGTTCCCGGTGGCGTGACTGAGCGATTGCCAACAGTGCCTGACGTTCCGCAGATCGGCCAGACGCCAGCGTTCCGGCGCTCGGTCTTCGGTCCTGCCATCCAGAATCAAGGCCAAACGTCCGGTGATCGCGTGACGGACATGGGGTATGCGACGCGCTCGGTTCAGGGGGCTCCTGGCGTGACGCGCATCGACGGACGCGGGCGCACTATCTACACCGACGACCTGGCCAACACGGCCGATTGGATCGAGGGGGGCATGCGGCCAGGGGTAAACACGCTGCCAGCGCAAGGCGGTGCGCAGGGTGCTCCGAGTTCGCTGGCGCAAGAGCTCTCCTCGCGTGCCGACCGCATGCGCGCACTGCGCGAGGAGAGTACGGCCCTGCGCGACAACTTGAACTTCAACGCAGGCGGTGCGCTTTCCCGCCAGAAGACGCAGGACGAGATCACGCGCGACATGCTGACCGGGCAGAGTCGGAGCGGGCGTCAAGCGGCCGTGCAGTTGATGGAGGATCAGCAGCGCGCAGGCATCGAGCGCCAGCGCACGGCAATCGATCAGCAGCGCGCGGATGCTGACCGGATGACCGCGGAAGCATCGGTCAACGTCAGCCGCGCCGAGCTCGATCAGCAGCGTCGCATCCGTGGCCTGCAGGATCGCCTCATCGACGAACAAGACCCCGGTAAGCGTGCTCAGTTTGAGCGGACCCTTGGCATTCTCTCTGGGCGCGATGCGAGCAGCGGCCGTGATCGTTTTATCACCGTGCAGGGCGGACAGGTTTCCACGCCCGACGGCATGGGGGTTATGACCGCGCCAAGCCGCGTCTTCGACACTCAGACGCAGCGGTATGTGGATGTGCCGCCGGCCGCGCAAGGGGATGCGCGCCAGCAGGAAGGCGCGATGCTGCGCGGGAAGGATGGCCGAATGTACCAGGTCAAGGGTGGCGTCCCAGTTCCAATCCAGTAGCCTCAGCTGACCGCGCACGGGCTTTTACTGACTGCCAAGCCATCATCGTGCCTGTTTGAGTCAAGGGGCTGGATGGCATGGCAACGATTTGGGATGAGTTTGAGCTTGTGCAGACGCCTGCGCCTGCTGCGCAACAGTCAGGCGAGCGAATCGACTGGGATCAGTTCGAGCTCGTAGACGCGAAGGCTGCGCCGAAGCAGAACACCGGCCTCGCGGGCGACCTTGCGACCGACATCAAGCGCGGCGTGCAAAAGCTCCCTGGGGTGCTCACTGGCCTTGCTGACATTCCTGTAGCCGCCGTCACGGGCGAACGCTACGTGTCTCGAGCAGCGGACGCGCTAGGCGAGGCCACGGGTTTCCAGCCGGGCAAGTGGGCGGAAGCCGCTGCCAACGAGTACAGCCCGCGGCGCAAGGCTGGTGCAGAGGCGATTGAGCGCGCGTGGCAGGGCGGCGGCGCTGCGGACATTGCCGGCGCGTACCTTAGCAATCCGGGAAACATTGCCGGACTTGTGGCTGAGTCGTTGCCGTCTATGGTGGCCGGCGGCCTCGTCGGGCGTGCTGCCCTTGCCGGTGCGGCGCGCCTTGCCCCGTCTGCGGCTGCTGCGCCCCTGGCTCCGGTGATTGCCGGCGCAGGCGGCGAAGGTGCGATGATCGCCGGTCAGTCGATGGCGAACATCAGCGAAGACGTAGATGCGCGCCGCGCCGCTGCGGCTTCTGCTGGTGCGGGCCTGGTGGGTGCCGGCCTGGGCGTGGGCGGTGGCATGCTGGCCCGTCGCCTTGGCGTGATCGACCCGGAAACCGCAATCGCCGGAGGTGTCGCGGCTGCCGGCCGCGCGCCGATGGGCTTTACTCGTCGCCTGGCAGGCGGCGCAACGGCTGAAGGTCTGTTCGAGGAAATGCCGCAGAGCGTCGCCGAACAGGCTGCGCAGAACTGGGCAGAGCAGAATCCGATCGGTGAAGGCGTGGCGCGCGCAGCCGTGGAAGGCGGTATTGCTGGCGGTCTGATGGGTGCTGGCGCCAACGTGATGCCAGCCGGCCGCGCGCAGCAAACGCAGCCTCCCGCCATCGACCCGAACACCGGTCCGCTGTCGAGAGCCGCCAGTCTGGCGCAGGCGAACCAGGCTGCCATGACCGAGCGGCAGCGGATTGTCGACGAAGAGGCCGGTACCGGATCGATCGCCAGCGATCCGCATGCTGCTTGGTCCTCGGAGCAGGCGCGGCGCGCCCAAGAGCAAGCCGCTGCCGTTGCTGCCGAACGTGTCAGGGCAGCCGAGCAGGCCGCACAGCAGGATGCGGCTGAGACCGAGATTGCGGGCGCTACCGGTGTCGAAGCGCAGGCCGAGAACCTCGACTTCAATCGCTTCGTCGGCGAGCAGGCGTCGGAGCTCGAGACGCTACGGACACGCGCTGCCGATAGTGACGGACTGGAGCGGGCAGGCGTGCGCACGGACATGCGCACTGCACGTGATCAGTTGATTGCCGAAGGTGCGTTTGAGGCCGATCAGCGGGCGCAGCAGCGCGAGCAGTTCAACGCAGATGCCGTTCCGTTCGAGCGCATCCTGCCGCAGGACTACGACACTCTCAATCCGATCCGCGCAGGTGAAGGAGAGGTGTTGGACCGCGAACGCGCGCCGACGCGTGCTCTTCCTAGCCCTGATCGCGCCGAGTCCCTGCAGGCACCGGAGCCGCGCGAAGCGATCGAATTTCGTCCGCGGCCGAACGAGCCGCTGCGCGCCACGCCGGAGGGTGACGTCGGCACACGCCAGCAGTTCGACGAAATGGCCGATCTGCGCGCCACTCGACGCGAGCAGATGCGCCGCGCACGCGAACAAGCGCGCTTTGTGAGCACCGATGCCGAGGCTCGTGCCGCGCGGACAGTTCCCTACACGGAGCAGACCGCGCAGCGCGAGGCTGAGCGCTTGTCGAACGCTCGGCAGGAGCCCTTCACGGTGGTCCCGCATCCCCGGCGCGGCGATCGCTTCGCCGTGGTCCCGACACGGGCTGTCTCGCTGACCGACCAGGCGGCGACCAGCCAGACATCTGAGCCTGAGCAGCCGGTTCCGCAAACGGAAGCAGTGCGCGAATCGGACGCTGACTTGCCGGACGTGGTGACCGATGACCTTGATCCGGCAGAAGGAGAAGCCAATGGCGCAGTCCCTGGCGGTACCGATGCCGGTATGGTTGAGGCGCGCGCTGAAGAAGCAGGCGTTGTCGTGGGAGGAGGCGCAGGCGTTGCACCATCACAGCCTGATGTGTCCGCCAACGGCGACATGGAGCCCGCTGCCGGAGCGTTTGTGGCCGGCGGCGCGTCGGCTGAACCTGTTAGAGAGGCCGGCGGAGGGCGGGCTGCAGTAGCCGATGCGGCGCAGGGGCAGAGCGAAGCGGAGATCCCGAGCGCAGCGGATGTTGCTCAGACGGCCGCTGCGGCAACCGAAAGCGACGCGCAGACGACCGAGGGTGGAAATGGAGCGACAGGGGATCAGGGCGCCCGTCAGCCCGAGGCGTTCGTTTCAGCCCCAGATGGCTCCATCGACTTCGGTGAGATCACGCCGGAGATGGCGCAGGCGATGATGCTGTTCAGTCGCGGCGAAGGTGGATCGGGCCTCACCCGCGACGCCATCCGTCAGTCCATCGTTGATCGCTTCCCTGGACTCGCCAAGTCGATTGATGCCATGCTCAAGCGCGGCGACCAAGGAAAGCGCGGTGGCGTGGTTGTGGTCGAGCGCGCGGAAGACCTTGCAGGGACGTTTGCGAGCAAGACCGGGCGCACGATTGACGAGGCGCGCAATGCGCTACAGATGAGCGTCGCCCTGGGCCGCCGCATGGATCAGGCCGGAGTCAGTCGGCTGCGACGCGTTGTCCAGTCATTCGTCGACAACAAGCCGTTCTCTGGAGAGTGGATCAAGTTCGGACCAACGCCCGCGGTTCTCCAAATGGCTGGCGCCCAACCCCTGCCAGTTGAAATGGATCCGAAGAAACTAGCTGATGCAGCCAAGCCAGGAAGGAAGCACAGCCTCTCGGAGGACGCCATCGTAGGCGCTGTTGAGCATCTTGGTGACCCGATTGCGGTTATCGAGTCTCGCACCGAGTCGGGGGCGCTCGTTGTACTGACGGAAGTGCTCGATAAGGGCCGCCCTGTCGTTGTCGCCGTCCATCTAGAGCCTGACGGCATGAAATACTCGCTGAACAAGATTGCCAGCATTCATGCCCGGGACAACATTCTTGGGACAATTGCCGCGACGATCCGTGACGGCAAGAAGGTTCTGTATGTGAACGAACAAAAACGCCAGCAATTTGCATCGGAGACCGGGCTACAGTTGCCCCTAGGTGCATCCGATCTTGCTGGCGTTGGTTACAAGGTACTCAACGAAAATGATCTCGTCAAGCACGAGACATCTTCGCCTGTCAGGTTCAGCGAAGGCGGCGACATTCAAGGCTTCTTCGACCCGAAGTCCGGCCTGACCTTCATGGTGGCGCCGAACCTCACTGCCGAGACGGCGCCGGCCGTGCTGCTGCACGAGGCAACCCATGGCAAGCAGCGCGGCGAGATCGACCGCAAGGCGCTGAAGCTGATCGAGAACCGCAGCACGCGCGCCAAGCCGCTGCGTGACTTCTTGGGGCGCGTGTCGCAGCGCATGGAAGATGCAGGCGAGTCCGGCAATTCAGCGGAGGCCGCATCCTACGTTGTGGAGCAGGCGGTGACCGAAGGTCGCCAGGCTGGCTTCAGTGCGGTGGACGGCAAGTTGCTGAACTGGGTCGACATGAGGCTCGGAAAACCGGTTGGCGACATCGTTCGCGGGTTCGTGGCGATGATCCGCGCGTGGGCGCTTCGCAACGGCTTCAGCTTCACGCCGACCGTGGATGACCTGGTTGCGATCGCACAGGCGAACGTGCGTGCGATGGCTCGCGGTGACGTGGCTGCCAGCGCGGCCGGTGCTGATGGTGGCTTCAGCGTTGCACCCAAGACCGACAGCAAGGCGTTTCGAAACTGGTTCGGCAAGAGCAAGATCCGAAGGGCGGACGGCTCGCCGATCGTGGTGATGCACGGCTCGCCGGCGCGCTTCGACGCTTTCGACAACTCCAAACTGGCCGGAGCTTCTACTCACACCTCAGCAGGCCTTGGCCACTTCTTTACGCGCGGCCAGGCAACGGCGGAGCGGTATGCAGACGGCGGCACGATCTATCGTGGCTACCTGAGGATGGAGCGCCCCTACACGATGCAGCTCGAGGAGGCACAGAGCTTCGAGAGCGTGGAGGATTCCGCCAAGCGCCGGCAGGAGCTGAAGCGTCAGGGGTACGACGGCGTCGCGATGCTCGACGATCAGGGCAAGCTGTGGGCGCTTGTCGCCTTCGAGCCGACCCAGTTCAAGACGACCGACAACGTTGGCTCGTTCAGCCCTGACGATCCGCGGATGCGATTCAGCCGGATGGCACGCTCGCCCTCGACCATCGCCGCGGCGTGGCAGGCGCCGGAGCCGTCGAAGATGGACAGCCTCATCTATACCCTGCAGAACAAGCAGGTCGACCTGAAGCGCGTGGTCGACGCGGTGAAAGCGCAGGTTGGGGAGATCGAGGATCAGTGGAACCCGTACCTGCAGGAGGAGCTGTTCCACGGCCGTAGCGCAAAAGGCGTGCGCGACTTCCTGGCGCATGAGATGCGTCCGCTCCTGACGCAGATGCGGCGCAGCAGCGTGGACATGGGCGAGCTTGAACGCTACCTGCACGCGCGGCACGCCCCTGAGGCGAACGCGCACATTGCCAAGATCAACCCGAACGAGCCTGACCTTCAGGATGGGGGCTCAGGGATGACCAACCAGGAGGCCGCCAGCCACTTGGCAGGCATCGCCCCCGATCGGCGCCGAGTGCTCGATACGCTTGCAAGGCAGGTGGATGCCATCAACGCGAAAACGCGCCAGCTCATGGTCGATTCGGGCCTGGAGACCGCCGAGACGATCCAGGCCTGGGAGGCGGCGTATCAGCACTACGTGCCCCTGCAGCGTGAGGATGTGGAATCTGGCGGACTAGGGGTCGGGCAAGGCTACTCAGTCCGCGGGCCAGCCTCGAAGCGCCGGACTGGGAGCAAGAAGGCGGTCATCGACATCCTGGCCAACATCGCCTTGCAGCGCGAGCGCACGATTGTGCGCGCCGAGAAGAATCGTGTGGCTCAGGCGAACTACGCGCTTGCGATCAAGGCGCCGAACACAGACTTCTGGATGCCGGTCAATCCCGACGAGGCGAAAGCCTACACACCCGCGCAGCAGACCCGCATGGTTGCCGAGCTGGTCGGGATGGGGCTGGACCCAGCCGATGCCGAGAACTTCGTGAAGGAGCCCGTACAGCGCTACGTGGATCCGCGTACCGGCTTGGTTGCAGAACGGATCAACCCAGCGCTGCGCGGCGCAGACAACGTGCTATCCCTGCGGATCGACGGCAAGGACCGGTATGTGTTCTTCAACCGCAAGGATGAGCGCGCACAGCGCATGGTGCATGCGCTGAAGAACCTGGACGCCGACCAGCTGGGGCACGTCTTCGGCGTGCTGGCGAAGCTGACACGCTTCTTCGCTGCGGTGAATACGCAGTGGAACCCCGTCTTCGGTGTGGTGAACCTGACTCGAGACACGCAGGCGGCGCTTCTGCAACTCTCGACCACGCCGATTCGCGGCTCTGAAAAAGCGGTGCTGAAGAACGTGCTGCCGGCGATGCGCGGCATCTACGCGGCGCTGCGTGCCGAACGGGAAGGGGAGGCGCTACCGAACTCGCCGTGGGCGCAGGCTTTCGACGAGTTCCGCAACGAAGGCGGGCAGACTGGTTACCGGGATATGTTCTCGAACAGCCAGGAGCGAGCCGATGCGCTCGCCAAGGAGCTGAACCCCGAAGGCTGGATGGAAAGCCCGCTCGGCAAGGTCTTCACTGCGAACGGCGTGCTGCGCGTGCCGATGGCGCGGGCCCAGAAGATGGCAGGCGGGCTCTTCAACTGGTTGTCCGACTACAACGACACCTTGGAGAATGCAGTGCGCCTCTCGGCCTACATGGAGGCGAAGGCGAAAGGGCTGTCGAATGCGCAGGCAGCCAGCATCGCGAAAAACCTGACGGTGAACTTCAACCGCAAGGGCCAGATCGCCACGCAGGCGGGCGCGCTGTACGCCTTCTTCAACGCTGCGATGCAGGGCACAACCCGGATGCTGCAGACCCTGAAGGGCCCAGCGGGTCGCAAGATCATCCTCGGCGGGCTGACACTGGGGGCACTGCAGGCGGTCACCTTGGCAGCCGCAGGGTTCGATGACGATGAGCCGCCTGAATTTGTGCGCGAGCGCTCGATCGTGGTCCCGCTCGGTGATGGCAAGTACGCATCGATCCCGATGCCGCTCGGCTTCCACGTAATCCCGAGCACGAGCCGCATCCTCACCGAGTGGGCGCTCTCGGGGTTCCGCGACACGACCAAGCGGTTCGGCGACTTCGCTGCGCTCTTCGCGGATACATTCAACCCGATCGGGAACGCAGGCTGGAGCATGCAGACCCTTGCGCCGACGGCGCTCGATCCGCTCGCAGCACTATCCGAAAATCGAGACTGGACCGGTAAGCCGATCGCGCAAGAGGACTTCAACAGCCTGCGACCGACGCCCGGGTTTTCTCGCGCGAAGGATACGGCCAGCGAGATTTCGAAGGCGCTCGCGTACTGGATCAACCTTGCGTCGGGTGGCACCGACTACAAGCCCGGGATCTTTAGCCCGACGCCGGACCAGATCGACTATCTTATCGGCCAGATCACGGGCGGTGTTGGCCGCGAGTACCTGAAGACGGAGCAGACCGCGATGAGCCTCTGGACGGGCGAGGAACTCCCGCCGCACAAGATCCCGCTGCTGGGGCGCTTCTACGGCGATACCTCCGGGCAGTCGAGTGAGGCGACGCGCTTCTACAACAACCTGCGCGAGATCAACCTGCACCGGGCAGAGATCGAGGGGCGCCGGAAGGATGGCGGAGACGTGCAGGGGTACTTGCGGGACAACCCAGCTGCACGCATCGGGATGGCTGGCCCGATACAGGTGGAGGGCCAGGTGCGAAAGCTGCGTGAGGCGAAGCGGATCGCCGTGGAGCAGGGCGATACCGCACGTGTCCGCGTGATCGATGAACAGATCACGATGGCCATGCGTCGATTCAACGAGCGGGTGTCGGCGGCGGCGCAGTGACCATCACCTGGGGTCAGCGAGAACTGCCGGAGCCGTCATGGGTCCGGCCTGTTCTTGGCGCGGCGGTGCTTCGTGATCTCCAGATCGTCCGGTGTGAGTGGGGCCGACATCAGGTCGCGCAGCAGCTTCTCCGGAGAAACGTTTGTACGCTCAGCCTTCCGGCGAAGCCACTCCGCCGCGGGGCCGCTCAGCTTGAGCGTTGAGCCGTCTTCGTCGTCGACCACGTCCGCAAACGGGCGCATCTCTTCGTCGATCTTCTGAAGCACAACCTCTGATACCGCCGCAGCAACCGCGTCGATGAAGGCCTTGCCGCCAAGGCCGTACTTCTCCGCGATCTTCAGCGCGGGGATTTCGGGCTGCTCGAAGCTCGCGGCCAGGCGGGCGGTGATCTCGCTGTTCAGGCTGCGGCCGTTTTCCTTGGCTGCATCGGCCACCCTCGCTTTCAGGTCATCAGGTAGGCGTAGCGGGTACGCCTGGGCTTGGTGTCTATCGCTCATGCCGAGATTGTGGACATCGCTGCGTATCTTTTCAAAAGATTCTTCTTGACATCCACATTGCGTAGATTCTAATCTTCATCCACGTAACGTCGTATCACATCACGTAGGAGCGAAAGAAGCCATGAAGAAAGCGCAGCAAATCAGCCCGACTCCTGTTCGGGTTCCGCCTGACCTGAAGCGCTGGTTGCAGCACAGCGCGATCGAGAACCATCGTTCTTTGAACAGCGAGATCCTTCACCGCCTGGAGAAGTCCCGCATTCACGAAGAAGCAAAGGAGGCACGGCAATGAACCAGCTCATCAAGATCGAGCCCCGCGAGTTGGCAGGCGCTACCGTACAGACCTGCAACGCCCGCGACCTGTGGCAGTTCGTCGAGAGCAGGCAGGAGTTCGCCAACTGGATCAAGGGCCGCATCGAGAAGTATGGCTTCGCCGAGGGCGAGGACTACACGGTTGATAGATTTATCAACGGTCGCGCCACCACCATCGACTACCACCTGACCATCGAGATGGCGAAGGAGCTGGCGATGGTCGAGAACAACGAGAAGGGACGGCAGGTGCGCCGCCTTGGGGGCAATCACGCCCCGCCCTCCTCGCGCGAAGGACGCCGGACACTGAGCCTGCGCGTCGGTGCGGCCCGCGCTTGAGTATTTCGCTCGTCCATCAGCCGCGCAGTCATCTTGACATCTTCGAGCAGCCGAGCCGTGTTCTCGACAAACGCTCTAAGGTCGCTGCCGTCGGGCAAGTCACCCCAACGCGGAAAGGGTTTGTTGATGACGCTGTCGGCAGCCGCTTCGGCCGCATCCGCGGCTATCGCACTGCGTAGATCGGCCGGGACGTTGTTGGCCAGGGTCTTCAGCGAGATCGCGACGATCGAGGCAAGAGCGGATTCGGTTGCGAGTGACTGTTGAGCGTCGCGCAGTCGCGTCTCCAGGTGCGAGATCTTCTCGTGGAGGGCTCCAGCGTCCGCGGGCTGCTCGAGGGTCTGCTGCAGGCGGGCGATGATCTCCGCGTTCATCGAGCGGCCGTTCGCGTGCGCAGCCTCCTTCAGACGGTCTCGCATACCGTCCGGGAAGCGGACGATGTACTTGTCTTCATCTTGACGAGGGCGCGGTCTTTCGGTGGTTCCCATAGGTTTATGGTAATGGCAGAGAGCCATAAAAACAATTGATGGCTATGAGCCATGATTCCGCTTGTGCTATGTGGCTATGAGCCATAATATTCGCTTCATGGCTACTAGCCATGTGACACAGGAGAAATTCATGGTTGCAGCAAGTAAGGAAGCGGACCGCTACATCCTGCGGTTCGAACAGCCCGGCCACCGTTCGCGGCTGAAGGAGATGGCGGCGCGCGAGAAGCGCAGTCTCAACAAGCAACTGCTGATTCTCATCGAAAAGGGAGAAGAGGCGGTGAAGAAGGAAAGGGAGGCCCGGCAATGAACGCCCTCGTCACCATCACCGACGGCCAGGCCGTCACCACGACCTTCGCGATTGCTGAGGGCACCGATGTTGAGCACAAGGCAGTGATCCAGCTCGCCCGCACCTATCTGCCTGATCTGGAAGAGTTCGGAAGGGTCACATTTGAAATGCGACCCTTTGAAACCGCCGGTGGCATCCAGCGTCGCGAGGTCGCAATCCTCAACGAGCAGCAATCCACGCTGCTGCTGACCTACATGCGCAACAGCGACATCGTGCGGGCTTTCAAGAAGCGGCTGGTCAAGGAGTTCTGGCAGATGGCCGAGAGGTTGCGCGGCCAACCGGCCCAATATCCCGCCAGCCTCTCCCGCCTGCAGCTGATCGAACTGGCAATGCAGGCCGAGCAGGAGCGGCTGGACTTGGAGGTGAAGGCGACCGCACTGGAAGAGAAGGTCGCGGAGCAGGCGCCGAAGGTCGAGGCCCTTGACCGGATCACCATTGCCGACGGACGGCTCAACCTGACCAACGCGGCAAAGAATCTCGATGTTCAGCCGCGCCGGCTCACGGAATGGATGATCGAGAACAAGTGGATCTATCGCCGCGTCGGCGGGAGCGGGCTTGTGGCCTATCAGGACAAGATCCAGGCCGGCTACCTCACGCACAAGATCTATGTTGCCACCCGCGATGACGGGTCTGAGAAGACCTGCGAACAGGTGATGGTGCTGCCGAAGGGGCTGGCAAAGCTGTCCATGATGGTTCCGCCGATGAACGGAAAGCGCCCGCCTTCGATTGGAGGCCAGGACTCCAGGCCGCACGCATGACCTACCCCACAAACGGAAGCGCCCCAGCGATAGCAGTCGCTGAGGCGCGGATTGCGAAACCCCTCTAAGCAAAGGAATTCACATGGGAACGTATAGCCTAGAAGTGCCCGAGGCGCAAGCGCCGCGCCGTCAATCGATTCGGCAAATCGCCGCCCATGCGCTGCGCCAGACGAAGCGCTTGGGTGACGGAGATATGGTTCTAACCTGGATTGCCGGTGAGACGATCGGAAAAACGCTGGCCGCAGTCATGATGGGGAGGCTCGTCGAACCGGATCAGGCTCGCTGGGAGATCGACTTCGCCGCGCTAATCGAGTATCTGCTCGATGTTCCGGAGGTCTCGCAGACACCGGATCATCGAGCACGTCGCGCCCTGGTCGCCGAGCTGTGCACGGAGCTCGAGAAGGTCCTTCGCTGGGCGCACGAGCGCAAGATGATTGACCTTCCGCATGATGAGCGAGCGGCGATGACTTGCGCCGTCAAGCAGGCGGGCGGACAGGTGCAAAAGTGGAGGGCTTGGCGCGAGAGCTTTTCAATGGCTTGA